CCTTCTTCGCGGCTTCGAACAGTTCATCAGCGCCGATCACGTCGCCGTTCTCGTCGAGCTTCACGCCGGAGAGGTCGAGCACCTTGAGCGCGTCGTTCACGTCGACAACGCCGTGTTTCGCGGCGACAGCCTTCAGTTCGGCGCGCAGCACGCGATCATTCGCGGCTTGCTCGGCTTTCGTGAGGGCGTCTTTGCTTCCGGTTTCGAGTTCCGCGACCTTTGCCTTGAGCGTCGAGAGTTCGGTGTCGCGCTCGCTGATCTTCAGCCGCCACGACTTGTTTTCTTCGCGCAGTTCGCTCACGTACTCGCGCGAAAAGGATTCTTTCGACTGTGCCGGCGGCTTCTGATCGTTGCCGCCCGCGCCGTCGTCATCGACGCCAAGGCGGAACGTTGCGGAGAAGCCGAGCAGGAAGGAAAGGAGTTTCGAGATTCGCATGTGATGGTGTCCGGGCATCTGCCCGCCCTAAGAATGAAAAAAGCCCGCATCGAGCGGGCCGTTTGGTGTGCGCATCTGCGCGGTTTTACTCAAACATGTCAGGCGTGACGATCGTTCGCGCCACTTGCCCGAATCGGGAGTGATACGTGATTGCGACCGCCGCGCGCTCCGACAGCCAGCCGCCGCGCGACGCGTATGCGTCACGGGCTGCGATCGTCGGATGCTGAATGACCGTCATGCCGCTGTGCTCCTTCTCTTCGACGTGATGCCGATGCCCGGTGTGGGCGTAGCGTTTCGTCGTCGCGCCCCATACCTTCGGGAATTGGGCGGCGAAGAAAATCGGCAGCGCGTCGTTCTTCTTCATGTGCCCATGATGGAAGGCGATCAGCGTTTCGCCGTGCTGATGCACGTAATAGGGCAACTCCGACTCGATCACGGTCACGCGCGGCTCGTTCTCATACAGCGCTTTGAACATCGCGCGGAGCCAGATGCTTGATGCGAGGTCGTGATTGCCTTCCGCCATCAGCACGACAACGCGCTCATGCCGCTCTAGCGCGAAATCGACGATCCGACGCAGCACGCGAAGCGCCGCACCGACGATCTTTGAAAATCGGCCGTCCTGATCCAGAATGTGACCGTTCGTTGGCGTCACTGGCAACATGCCATCGCTATGCAGGAAGTCGCCGAGTTGCGCGATCAATCCCGTTTTGGCGGGCGGTGCGGAGTTGACCATCTGTTCGAACGCTGCGACCAGCATGCGCTCGGCGATTTTCACGTCCCAATCAGCGCCGCCCTCACGATGCCAGGCAAGCGCGCCGAGATGACAGTCGGTGAGCGTGTAGACGTTGCACAGGTCGGCTTTCGTCTCGGCGGGCGCGGGCGCGGGCTTCAGGCGCGGCAACTCTTTCGCCATCGCGTCGAACGCCTCGCGCATAATCGCCGCCTGGCGCTCGTTGTCGACCGCGCTTTTCACCCATTGGGCGCGCGGCTTGCCCTCCGCATCGAAGTACGTCGAGACGCCCTTCACGAGATACCCGTCGGGGACCGTGCGAGTCATCGCATGATCCGGCGAGTATCCCGACCGCGCCGCGCGCTTCTTCAGCGCGAGCATTGAATTGCTGATGGTGCCGCGGCTGATGCCGAGCGCAGCAGCCGCTTTGCGTTCGGAGCCGCATTTCTCGATGGCTTCGATAAACTCGATTTGCCGCGGCGTGGCCCACTCGGTTAGACGTTTATCGCTCAATCAGCCTCCGTTAGTCGCCGGTGTTGTCCGGTGCCGGTTTGAGTTGCTTCGCCTTCGCGACTTCTGCGGCGTCCGCTTCTGCGGATTCCTTCGCGATGCGCGCAAGTTCTTCGGGCAGGTCTTCGACGTCGTATTGCTCGATGAGCGATGCGGTCGCCGTCTCTTTCGAGAGCATGTTCCCTTGCGTGAGCGCCGTCAGCGCGTTCGCCTCGTTGAGCTTGTCGCTCCATGTCGGCGAGTACCAGGCGGGCCACTTCAGCGCGAAAGGCTTGTCGGTTGCGATCGGCTCGATGCGCTGGCCTTCCGAGTCGACGAGTTGCGCTTTCTGCGACGCCTTCGCGATCATGCGATAGAGTTGCAGCAAGCCTTTCTCGCCGTAGGAGATGCGCAGTTTGTCGGCAAGCCAGATAAGCGCCTGATTCATCAACTCCATCGCGCGCCCCGACTGCGCCGCCGCGATCTTGTCGGCGTCCGCCTTGTTGCCGTGGATCGATTCGAGCGCCACTTGCCGCGCGAGCCGCACGTATTCGAGCAGCGCGTTCGTGCCGTCGCCGCTCATTTCGAGCAGTTTCGCGTCACCATCAGCGCCGACCGTGATCGCGTTGCCCGCGCCCTTGACGAGTGCGCCGCCTTGACCGGTCGCCGGCTCTTTGATCATCAGCGTGGGATCGCTCTGATACTTCAGCGCGCGCCCGCCCTGACTGAGCAGGTAGTCGATTTCGATGTTCGTGTCGATCGCCTTCGCGAACGTGCATTTGCCGTCGATGTCGTCGCCGCCCGGCAGGTTCTTCATCCAGACGAGCGGGACGAATCCGAGCTTGTGCGATACGCTGCGCTTGTCGTCGCGCGTCATCGTCTCCGGGTCGCTGTCTTTCGACACCGGCATCGGCTGAAACCACGATTCCGCGCTTGCATCCCACTCGCGGCGGAACCAGTGATCCTGCGCGAGCATGTCGTCGGCGATCGGATAGCCGAGCGCCTTCAGCGCGCGACCCTTCGTTTTGTACAGTTCGACGACCTTCGCCAGCGTGTCGGGCGCGTCGTCTTGCCATACCGGAGTCAAGAACTGCGTATTCATCACCGAGAAGAACAGGCGATTCTTCAGCACGCGCAGCAGCACCGCAGCCGAGCCGACCGATCCGCGCGTTGCGGCGTCGATCATCACTTCGTTCAGATAGCAGTCTTTCGCGATGCGCTCCAGACCTTCGGCGGCGTCCGTGTTCTCGCTCGTGACGGTCGGGAAGTGCTCTTCGGAGAACAGCAGGCCAACGGAATCGTCGACGACTTCCGAGCACAGCGCGAAACGCACAGACGGGCGACGCTCGCGCAGGGGTATGTATTCGTCGGCGTCCGATTTCTCGGTGTGGAACGAGTAGGGCAGCACGTCGTATTGCGTGCCGTCGAGCACAGCCGTTAAGCAGCCGACTGTGTGCGCTCGATCGGGAAGGTCGTTATCCTTCGGGTGTTTGTCCCGCAAAGTCTTCCACATTCAATGAATCCGGTATTTGGTGAGGTGCGTTGAGCCGATCAGCCCGCCGTCGGGTTTGCGAGTGAGCACCGCTGAAACCGTGTCGACGTCCGTCTCTTCGAACATGGCTTCGATGTTTGCCTGCGCGTACTCCGGCGCGATGTCATGCAGTGCATGCAGCGTCGAGAAGGGTTGAACTTTCATGCGCGCCTCATCGGTGAAGGTGATCGGATTGCGTGCGTTGAGCCGGGATCCAGTTGTGTTTTGTCCACAGGTAGTAACCAATGCTGTCGGGCATGTGGTCTGTTCCGCTCTTCTTGTCCGGTTGCCCGGTGTTCGGGTCATAGACAAGCTGCTCGAAGCACTCGATGACCGTCGCGCATGACGGGTCAATGAAGTAGCGGCGCTCCTTCAGGCCGTTGAGAAGCCATCCGTTCACGTAGTTCACGCGATCCCGAATAGTCGGGTGCGCGTTCATGTGAATGACCTTCAGACCCTTGTCACGCAAGATGCTGATGTCCGTCTTGCCTTGCGCGCTCGTCTTCTGCTGAGTGCCGGCCGGGTCGGGGTAGATTGTGATGTGCGACAAATCAGGCTTGGACGGGTCGAATGACTCGCGCCCGAAGCGACGCACAATCTCGTCGGCCATCTCGTGTGTGTTGCTCGACTTCAGGCAGATTTCGCCGACGCACCATATTTCGCCGCCTGGCTGCTCCTGATGCACTGACGCGCTCATTGGCAGCACATTGAAGTCCATTCCTATGTGCAGCGGCAGGGAGGGATTGATCGGGCAGGGCTTGACGCTTTCCTTCCGGTCGAAGCACGGATAGACAGCGCCTTGCGTCAAGTTGACGAATTCGCCGTTCAGGTAGGCTTCAATGAGTTGCGGCGGATACGATGCGCGCAGACCGTCAACGTAGTCATCGGGCAGGAACGGGTTTGATGCCGTCGGCGCTTGGATCATGCGATAACCGCGCGCCGGCGACTTTTTCCACGTCTCATACGCGAATTTGAACCCTTCCGGCGTGCTATACGCGCTGACGCGATTGAACGGCTTGACGATGCCGCGCGGTCGTTGCCGGTTACGCGCGATGATCTTCTGCCAGGCGAGTTTCGCCTTGTCCTTCGTGAGAATATCTATCTCGTCGACGTGCGCTCGATACGACTCATAGCCAACGATCCGCGCCGGATTTTCCAGCGTCCGCAGCACGAAGTCGCCGATGCCGGCCGACGATGTATAGATGATGTTCTCGGTCTTGTTGTACTTGTAGCGCACGCCGAGAGCTTGCAACTTCTCTTCCATGCGCGGCGCCATAATCAGGCGAATCAGGTCATACGTCGGTTCGTACAGCGCGATCAGTGAATCCGACGAGTGCATCGCGTCTCGCACCGCGCAGTTAGCCATCGTCTCGGACTTTCCGACGCCGAAGCCTCCGCAGAAAAGCGCGTATTTGTCCTCCAACATGAAGAACTGCGCTTGCGGTGGCGTCATAACGAAGTCAATCGCTCTCATTGGCGCCGCCGTCGCGGTATTTGTCGACGTTCTCAGCCGTGACGACGTGAACGCGAATTTCGCCGACTGGCGCATCATCCACAACGGGACTCTCGCGATCCATCTTGATCAGTTCCGCGCGCGTCTTTTCAAGCGATTCGAGCCGCCGCAGCAAGCGCTCGACGTGCGCGCCGTAGTCGATGCGCTCGTGTACGTGCTCAGGACCGGCCGCAAACTCGGTCGCAGCCTTGTCGACGAACCGCACAATTTCGAGGCCGTTCGGGTCGAGCTTGAACGCGCTGTTCTCAGCGGCGAGCGCGCGATTGATGCGCACCCTGCAAAGCGTGATTTCTTCGGTCAGCGTGCCGATGCGCGATTCAATGTCGGGCAGGGCGTCGCGTTCGTCGTCGGTGAAGTGCTTGCCGTAGATGCCGTGCTTCGTCGCGTGCTGGTTACCCTTTGGCGCCCCCTCCGACAGCCCGCCGTGCTTTCGGCAGACCGTTTTACCCGGAACCGCCTTAGCCTGGCACTGAGCGCCGGTTGAGCGCGCGAACGCTTTGCATTGCACGCGCGTCATTGAAATCTCCTGTTGACATACGCTCTCTTTAGGGTAGTATTTCAGGTCAGCACAACCCGAAAGAGAGAGCACGAATGAAAGATAAATCGAAGCCGGCCGCGATCGAGCGACCGACGCGCACCGTGTACGTGAACCTGTTCGCGAACGGTCACGCCGACTGGTTCGACACCGAAGCCGAAGCCCGCGCGGGATTGAACGCTCGCGCGCTGAAAA